CTGGAAACAGCATTGTCGTGTCCCGCTTTTACAAAAACGAAGGGGAAGAGTACGGGCGGTCCCCCGGCTACAATGCCCTCTCTCCGACGATCGAACTGAACGGCGTCGTGGAGATCATCACGCAGGGCGGGGAACTGACCGCTCTCCCGTCGTGGTATGTTTTGGACGATGGCACTTTTGGAAATGGGACCATTGACCGGTCGCCTGGTGGGGTCATCCCCATCGACGTAACATCCTCCCGGATCACAGGGATGGCACCGATCGGTCAGATCGGGGCGGTGGGGTCTTTGATGCCCCTTCTGAAACTCATGGAAATGCTTGTTCTTGAAATCAAGATGCACTTCCTGAACGATAAGCTGACAGATTTAAATAACACGACTCGCATGACGCTCGGGGAAGCGCAGATCCGAAACGAACTCCGAGCGGATAACACAGGAGCGATTTTCTCGCGGCAGTTGGAAGAAAAGTTTACTCCTGTGATTCGGCGCACGATCGCGATTTTGGAGGAAGAGGGCGAACTCGGGGTCGAACCCGGGTCGGAGATGTACGCGCAACTCGTGGCTGCGGGGATTGAGCCGCTTGTGATTCCGGAAGAGTTGCTGATATTGCGGGAACAGGGAGTCGAGATCTACCCGATCGAATATATTTCTCCCGCCGCAAGGATTCTCAGGTCGGAAGAAATTCGCGGGCTCATGAGTCTTTGGCAGTTCGCCGCGACATTTTCCGCTGCGGCGCCCGAGCTCATGCTTTGGCTCAACAAACGAAAAACTATGCCGCTTGTGAAAGAGCTTTACGGAGCCCCAGACGACTCCATCGTTTCCGAAGAAGAGTTTGAGGTTGCGTACGAAGACTACAAAAAACAGATGGCACAACAGCAGCAAATTCAAGCCGCGGCGCTTGCTGCTGAGATCGCGAAAAACACAGCCGCGGCCAACCAACAAAACGCTCAGGCATTAGCCACTCGAAGTGGACAAAACGGCCTGATTAACGGCGGCGGCGCTGGACCGCAGGAGATGATTCTATGAGCGAAAAAACACCGGAAGAAATAGCAAAAGAGATGGGGGAAAAAGAATCCGCGCGAGCGAAGGCGAGACAGATCATCGAGGAAGCGCGGATAGCGATCAATGCGGCGAAAGAAAACAAGAACGTCGAAATCCTTCTGCGGTATATCATGCGGGTTTCGGGGTTTCACCAGAAGCCCGTGGTGGTCGGCGCGGATGGTGACGTGAAAGTCAATTCCACCCTTTTCAACTCAGGGCGCGAAGCGCTCTATCACGACATACGGGCCTTGATGTCCGTCGAAACCAAAAACATCATCGAGAGGAGTGAATAAAATGCTCACGAAAATTTTTCCGTTCATGAAAGTGTTTTTCTCATTTGCAGATGGGGATGGTGCGCCTCCGCCCGCAACGCCGCCCGCGACCCCTCCGGCGACGATCACTGCCGAGTCTCTCGGCGCGCTTCAAGGCGACGGCTTTCGAGCAATCCTTCCGAAAGAGTTTGCGGCGAAACCGTACATGAAAGACGTGAACACGTTCGGCGACTTTGTGAAAAAATTTGACGGAGCGCAGACGTTGCTTGGACAGCGCACGACGCCAGATGACAAAGCAACGCCCGAGCAGTGGAAAGAGTTTCATGCAAAGACCGCGCCCGCAAAACCGGACGATTACAAACTTCCGGACACGATCGAAGGAGTGAATCCCGAGATCACGAAAAAAGGAGTGGAAGCGAAGTGGTTGAAGTCCCTGTTTCACGAAGCCGCGTTGTCTTCATACCAGGTTTCTGTGCTGTATCCGAAGTTCATGAAAATGATTTCGGCGGCAGAAGCAGCGGATAAAAAAGCGGGGGATGAGCGATTTGCGAAACTTTCGTCCGACGTTTTCAAAGACCAGAAAGACATCGTCGTCACGAACGCGAAGAAGTTTATGGCCACGCACATCCCCGCCGAAATGCAGCCGATGCTGAATGAGCTTGGCGAGAAGGAGCTCACGCTTCTCATCGCTCTCACCGACGGCATGGCGAAAAAGTTTACGGGCGAAGATCCGTTCCGCGGGATTGGCGGCGGCGCGCCCGGTGGTGGGGAAAACAAAGATCAACTCGTCGCGCAAATGCAAGCGATTCAGCGCGATCCGTGCTACTCGGACCCGTTCAAAGACCGTCCGAAACACGCCGAACTTCAAGCGAAAATGGAAGTGATTCGCGGGAAGCTGAAAAAACTTCAAGCAGGGAGTTGACATCAGTACGCCTTTGTGGTATTAGTGTCGCGATTAAAAGCATTTAACTTTCCAGAGACATTCGAGTAATCGTCCGGGTTTCCCGGGGACCGACGAAAAAATATCTGGGTCAACCAAAAAGAAAGGGAGTCAGTCATGAGCTGGGATACAGTGCAAATCACTGAATTCAATGCCGCTCTTGATGTGCAAGAGCAGCAAATGACTTCCCGCCTTTTGCCGCTTGCGATCAGAAAACCGATCAATGGTGATGATTTTGCTTACGACGGCCTCACGGAAGTCCAGGCATATCACGCGAATGGCAGGAACCCCGATATTCAGCCCCTCGAGGCTTCGTTTACCCGCAGGAAAATGTCCCGGGATCGTGTTGTGGTGACTTTGTTGGTGGATAACAAGGATGTGCGCGGGATGCTCACCGACCCGCAGAGCCAGTTGGCTCAACTCTGTATCGCCGCTGTCGAGCGCGAAACAGATCGTGTGATTTACGACGCGCTTTTCGCGTCTGTCTACACCGGTCGCAATTTTGGGACCACGGTGACGGCAGCGGCGGACGGCGTGGTTACGGTCGACGCAACGGCCGGTTTCACGTACGAAAAGTTGCTTGAGATCCGCGCCAATTTTATCGACGCTGAAGTCGGTAACCAAGGCGTTACGCCGATCGCTATCGGCATCTCGGGTGATGAGCATACGGATCTGATGAGCGAAGTTGAGCTCACCAGCGGGGATTACACCTCGCAGTATGTGATCCAGAAGGGCATCATCACGCAGGCGCTCGGTATGGACCTCATCGCTTTTGGTGCGGGTTCCAGCATCACCGATCCGATTTTGGAGATTGACACCAATCCTTATCGGGTTTCGTTCGCGCTCGCGCAAAAGGGTGTCGCGCTCGGGATTTCACTCGATCGGAAAGTCGAAGTCAAAGACTATCCTACGAAGATCGAAACGAGCATCATCAACGTCATCAAGGAACTCGGTGCGGTTCGTACGCAAGGTGTCCGAGTCCAAAAAATTACGCTTACCCCGTAAGAAAGGAGAAATGTCATGGCTGCTTATAATGATTTTGTGACGCAGAATGCGTCGAGCGTGAAGGCCAATGTTGACGTCTCCGCTCGTTCGGTGGGGGCGCCGGTGAAGAAAGTTGCTTTCTCTTTCGAGAAGGCCGCCGGAGATATCAACGGTTCGATTTGGCGTGTTGCGCGCATTTCCCCGTTCGCGAAGATCTTGAGCTTTAAACTCGCGACGGACGCAATCGCCGGTTTGACCGACCTCGATATCGGGTTCTACAAGGTGTCGGATGTGAGTGTCGCCACTGCAATCGACAAGGATTGCATTAAGGACGGCCTCGATCCGCATGCTGGCCAGACGGCTTTGGTCGAAATGTATGTCCCCGATCTTGCTAACATCGGGAAAGAAGCGTATCTGATCGCGGGAGTGACCGCGGCGGATGCCAAGAAGTACGGAGCTTTTGACGTCGCACTTACGGGCAATACCGCTGGTACCGCTACTGGTACCATCGCTGGTGTTCTCGAGTACGTCGAATAAACCAAAGGGGGAGAGATTATGGGTTCACCGGTATCGCCCGTTGAAGTCTGTAATCTCTCCCTCGATCTTTTGAGGCATAATCAGCTCATCACGAGCATCGATACCCCCACTACGGAAGAAGAGTCGCTCGGCTCCCGCTGGTATGACGCGACCCGTCGTTCAGTTCTTCGGATGTTCCCTTGGAATTTCGCACGGAAGAGAAGCACGCTTTCCAGAGTGTCTGCGACACCTGAGTTTGGGTATGCGGACGCGTATCAACTCCCCAATGATTTCGTGTCCGTGGTTTTTATTGGGCAGGACCCGACAGACAACATCGAAACAGATTTCATGATCGAGGGGAAACAGCTCCTCATGGATAATAGCGGCGCGTCGTCCCTTGATATTTGCTACATCCGTGACGCGCAGGAAGTCGTCCGCTTTGACCCGATTTTTCTCATGCTCCTTGTCGCCGAACTCGCAGTGGTGTTCGGCAATTCTATCACCGGGCTTAATAAAAGCATCACTGGCATGGAGAAATTGCGGGACAGATGGGAAGCAAAAGCGCGCGCAAAGAACGGGCAAGAGAACCCTCCCCGAAGCCGCTATGTGAGTCCGCTACTTACAAAAAGGAGGGGTGCCCGGAGGTCAGGAGCCACTGACGGCCAGCACCTATTCTCCTAATGTCGATCAATTTCTTCCAGAACGATTTCAAATCAGGCGAGCTCTCCCCCGAAGTCTGGGCGCGTAACGACCGGCCGTTTTATAAGAGCGGTCTTGAGATATGCAAGAACTTTACCCCGCTCCTCACAGGCGGCGCGCGCTTCCGCCCGGGCACGCATTACAGCATCCACACGGACGGCAACGCTGACGCTTTCGGGCTCCCGTTCCGATTCAATATCGACCAGGCGTATAGTCTGGAATTCACAGATTACAAACTCCGTTTCCACAAGAACGGCGGTGTGCTCCTCGAGGACGGGAAAGCGATCAGTGGTATCACGATCGCGACGGATCGTATCACGTGCACAGGGCACGGGTTTTCCACAGGCGACGAGATATATATCTCAGGGATTGTTGGGACGACGGAGCTGAACAACCAGTTCTTTCTCGTGGTCTACGTGGACGAGAACACATTCACGCTAAAAGATATCAACGGAGACGCGGTAGATCTGGACGGAATGACCGCCTGGTCGTCGGCGGGCACGGCCGCGCGGGTGTACGAGATTGCCTCCCCGTATACCGTTGCGGAAGCCAAGCGCATCAAGTATTGCGGCACCGCCGACCTCATGTATCTTTTCCATCCCGATCACGAACCCCGGGTGCTCATCCGTTCAGGCGCGACTTCGTGGGCGATCAATACGTACACGCGGTATTCCGCACAGTGGGAGATAACCGGCATAACTCAGGCGAACCCCGGCGTGGTGACGACAAAAACAGACCACGGGCTTGTGGCGGGGGATAGGGTTTATATTGCGCAGGTCGTGGGGATGACGGAAGTGAATAAGATTGAGTTTTTAGTCGGGACAACCACGGCGAAAACTTTTCAGCTAAAGACTCTCGATGGCGCGGGGGTCAACACCACAAACTATGGCGCGTGGGTAGAGAAAGGTAAAGTCGCCCATGTCCGGGATAAGGGGCTCACGATTACAGGCATCACCAAAGCCGCGGCGGGGGTTGTGACGATCGCGGGGCATGGGTACA